GACAACACCAAAAAATTCACAATCGATCATTCTTACCACATATTCTGATGGATCAATCAATATTGCCGAGAATCGATCTTTGTGTTTAGGTCCATCACCATCTTCTTTAAATGTGATAATTTCATATTCATCACCCAATTCACTACCACCCAATTTATCACCAGAATCAATATATTGGAATGTTTCAACATGATGAGCATTATCTTTATCAGGATGAGGAACAAACATTATACCATCAAACTTAACCGAATTAAGTTCTTTCACCATCTCCTTTAGTGATGCGGTCATTATATGCCTTTATATGTGCCTTATGCACTCTTACCATTATCCATGTATTGTAATATTCTTCCGACTCCAATACACACCTGGTGAACTGTTCTTTTGCCTCAAGATAATTACACTCACCTTTAGATTTACACAAGTGAATTATTTCTCGACTAAAGTTTTCACTACCTAATGATAACACATCTTTTATGAGATTGTCATTCGATCCATAATATTTCTGCCAATTACTTCCAACTTTCGTTTTCTTTTTTTTACCGTTGACTTGTTTGGTTTTGGCAGAGTAAAATAATTTCTTGCCTATGTATTTTTTATTGTTCGCTATATTCGTAATGATATAGACGAAACCGTAGTTATCACCAATCAAGTCGTCAGTAAAATCGGCACCTTTATACTTCCAATTTATTTCCATTCCTCATTCTCATCAAAGTCATCTTCTTCATCTATATATTCATCGATGATATCGTCAATGACTTCTCCGCAGAATGGGCAGTGTTCGGGCATCTCTTGGGAAACTAATTGTTCAACATACTGAACATCAAAAGATGATTCGCATTCGTGACAATTACCTGAAATTATTTTAACTGACATTTTAGTCCTTTAGTGTTATGCTGCTTTGGCCCACACATCTGACCAATCACCACTCAAAGCACCTTTTGCATAATCTGTTGCACGATTTTCGAAAAAATTGGTATGTGTTGGTGCGTTAATCATTTCTTCAACCCATGGTAATGGATTACGTTTTACTTTATTGATGCCTTTAAGACCAAGGCTAATGAGCCTACGATCAGCAATGTAGCGGATATACTGCTTAACGTCAGCAGAATCGAGTCCTTCCATTGGTCCCATACTAAACGCAAGGTCGATAAATTTATCTTCAAGTTCTACCATTCTTTCTGCAATAGAATAAATTTTAGATTTCAATTCGTCATTCCAAATTTCTTTATTTTCTTCTATGTATGTCCTAAACAGTTTAATCATCGATTCACAATGTTGTGTCTCATCTACAATTGACCATGTTACTATCTGACCCATACCTTTCATTTTACCGTGGCGTGGAAAGTTAAGTAACATAATAAAAGAACTGAATAGTTGCATTCCTTCGGTGAAAGCAGAGAATACGGCAATATGAGTAGCAATGTCACTACTTGATCCACCTTGCATGGATACATCAAGTAGATAATCGTGTTTCTCTTTCATCTCGGAATACTCTAAGAATTCATTATACGTAGTCTCTGGGAGGCCTAGCGTTTCAATGAGGTGCGAGTATGCAGCAACGTGTAGAGCCTCTCTGGCAGCAAATCCAAGTAGCATCATTCGTACTTCTGGTTGACTGAAATATGGTAAATAGTTTTTGACATATCCACCAGCAACATCAATATCACCTTGTGTAAAGAATCTAAAGATATGCGTTAAGAATTGTTTTTCTTCTTTTGATAATTTCTTTTTCCAATCGTTCACATCTTCTGACATTGGAACTTCAGTATGCAACCAATGGGACTGTTCATGTTTCAACCAGGCATTGTATGCCCATGGGTAGTTGAATGGTTTAAAATAATTTCTTTCTTCTGTTACATTATTGGTAGTTTTTTTTATCATCTCATTTACTTTTGTAATCGTTATTATTTTTTGCTTCCAATTCACGAAGATCATTTGCGACATCAGATACACCATGCCAATCTTCCATTACAATCATCACCTGCAAATAATCTAATAACACTTTTTTTTGTACTGCAAAATTTGTATAGTCTTTATTTTCCATCTATTTCACCTTTATTAAATTAATAGTATAACACAATTCATCTTTATTCACAAGTGGCCCAAATGGTATTCGTCCATTGCCTATATAACCATGTTCCTCTTGGTGGGACACAGTTACCGTATTCTGGAAATCTTTCAATTCTCTCTTTAATAACCCAAGAGAATATAAAAATAGAAAATAGAATTGCTATGACCACTACGGAATTACATGCTAGTTTATTGAACATTTTACGGCGTCTTTTGTGTCGGAGCCTATCGTCTATGATTTTTTGACGCATAGCCTGAGCAATCAATACCGCTTGTTCTTTTCCCATCTCTTTCATCATTTTCTCAACTTCTGTATAAAGAGCACCAAGTTCAGCTGGGCATTGATATACCATCAGTTCACGTATTTCAGTTTCCATTTGTTGTAACTGTTTACGCATCAATACCCGTTTTAGGGCACGCTTGCCTATGCTTTCATCACCGGTATAAACTTCGGTATGACTGCGGTATTCTTCTTCCTCAAATATTGCCATACATTTATAATAGTTGTCATAATAGGCACCTAGTTGATCACCAATTTCTTGATAGATATTGGTAGTTTCCCCGTCACGTTTATTTAAATTTATTACTCGATTTTTTTCCTCAATATACTGATTATGTTCAGCAATTGTTGGGGGTCGATCTTTATGTGCATTACGAAACTGGTCATCAAGATCCGCAAGTACGCCTTTAATATCACCGGCTGCACCTTTAATCTCTTTATAAAGTTTGCAGCCCTGTTTTATTGCATTTACCGCACCGTTGGCCAGAGCAAAGAGAGTTAATGGATCCATTATTCTTATTTTCCATTGTTATGTCCCTAGTCAGCTATTTAGTTTTGGTAAGTATTTCCTTTATATTTCAACCTTGTTTTTTACATTCACCTTCGACTTTAAAAGTCTTGAACTTTAAATCATATCTCATTGTAGATAATACTTGTTCGCAGGTTTTTTGATCCTGAAATGTCAGTTCTACTCTTCCCGGTTGATCTTTTGAATTATTCATGTTTACTGCTATCAGTATCAGTAACCACATTGTCTCTCTCCTTTGTCCAAGTAACTATTTCCCATTCACCAGTCACATGTTCAACAAGAGCAGTACAAGATTCAACCCAATCACCATCATTCATATATGTTACACCATTTATCTCTTTTATTTCTGCATGATGTATATGCCCGCAAATGACTCCATCGAAACCACGCTTGCGGCAATAGCTAGCAAGATTAAGCTCAAACTGAAAAATAAAGTCCACGGCTTTTTTGACTCGATGCTTGAGATACTTAGATAGACTCCAATAACCAAAACCCATCCTATGGCGAATCCAATTATAACGGCTGTTAATACTGAGAATAAGGTCATATAGTTTATCTCCTAAGAATCCTAACCATGGAGCAAGTCTTGTTATACCATCAAACAAATCGCCGTGTGTGACTAGATAATGTTTGCCATCAATGCCGATATGTTCTATTTGATTACAAACTTCAATTAGACCAAAACCAATACCGTATGGAATTAATGGTCTTAAAAATTCATCATGATTCCCAGCAACATATATTACCCTAGTTCCACGTTTGGCGTGGCCCATGATTCGTCTCACAACATTGGTGTGACTTTGTTTCCATCTCCACTTATTCTGTTGTATTTTCCAAGCATCGATTATGTCACCAACAAGATATAAGGTATCACATGTATTGTTTTTTAAAAAATTATTTAATGCTTCTGCTTTACAATCTTTAGTTCCCAAATGCACATCACTAATGAATATGCTTCTGTAATGCATTTATTTTTCCTCTTTTTTCTTTTCTATTATTCTACCGCATCTTTGGGTTCTTGTTTTTTTGGTTCTTCTTTTTTCTTTTCTATTGCGGGAGGAAAATATGGTTCAACAACATAGTGATTTGCACCCCACCAACCGAGTGCTGAAAAGAAACCTCCAACCAATAATTCTAAAATTACCATATCACTTCTCCATCAATTTATCAACAAATTCTAATAATAATTCATAATGCTGGCCATCATGATACTTACCTTTCATCCAACTGTAAGAATTATACCAATGTGGTTCACTTTCTAAATGACAAGCAATCAATCCTATATTATCTTTGATTATAGCCATTGGATCACTATTCATATATCTCCCTACTACTTCAAAATTATTTTCATTTCCAGTTACTGCAAATCCATCATAGAAATACATTTGTTCCCGTCTACCATTCCAAATAACTTCTAAATTTTTGGCATGAGGGCGTCTTGTATCGGTATTGGGTTGCGTGATATATTGAACAACATCACATTCTTCAGGCAGAAGGTTAAAGTAATTAGGACCTGCCCAATACCCACCCATGCAAATTCCTAAATATTTTCCACCGTTTTGTACAAACTGCCGAATACTATTTCCATTAGCATTTGAACACATATCAAACTTACTAACATCACCTATGCCACCAGGAATGCAAATCATATCTACATCATCAAAAAAATCACTTTCCATTTCATGTTTTGTAAATATTTTAAATCTATAATTTGGAGTTAAAGCTTTGATTATACCGTTACCCGATTGCACGGAGCAATAAGGTTGGTGCATAAACATTGCAATTGTTTTCATATCACCCTTCACATGCTATACAATCGTTGCCCTGTGCAATTTGTGTCATATCAAGTTCTTTAATTACTTGTCTTTCAATTTTCTTTGATACTTTATCTGCTTTACCAATCTTCTCTGAACGGCAGTAGTACAATGTCTTTAATCCTTTTTTCCATGCCATGAAATGAATTGCATGTACATATTTGATATTTGCATCTGGTCTAAAAAACAGATTAAGTGATTGTGCTTGGTCAATATATTGTTGTCTGTCTGCTGCTAAGTCGATGACCCAACGTTGATCGATTTCCATACTTGTTTTGAATATTGCTTTTTCATTTTCGCCTAAAATATCTAGATGCTGTACAGAACCATCGTTAGCGATAATACTTGACCAAACATCAGCATAAACCTGTTCATCATTTATTTTTTCTTTTATCAATTTATCTAGCCATTTGTTTTTGTTTAAGTAAGAACCAGATAGAGTATCCTGGCGGTAAGCATTTGCCCGATAAGGTTCAACACTAGGGCTAGTATTACCCATGATGATGGAAGAACTGGCGTTAGGAGCAATGGCCATAAGATGAGAAAACCTATTACCAGTACCGACAGCATCAGGAGCCTCGCCTCGTTCGGCACCAAGTTCCTTATTTGCTTCATTTAATCCCTCTCTAATATATTTAAAGATTTTATTGTTTGCAACTTTGGCCATAACACCTTCAAAAGCAATACCATTGCGTTGTAAGTAAGCGTGAAAACCGAGAGCACCAACACCAATGCTACGTTCCCGGGATGCAGAATATTTTGCACGGCTGATTGAGTCAGGAGCGTTATCAATAAAATACTGTAACACATTATCAAGCATCTCAGCAACATCTCTGAGGAACATTGGTTCATTTTTCCATTCATCATAAGTCTCCAAATTTAATGACGATAAGCAACATACGGCTGTTCGTTCTTCACTAGTTGGTAATATAATTTCACTACACAGGTTCGATTGGTGTACTTTCAAACCTTTATCTTTTAACCAATCTGGTAATTTACGATTCGATTCATCAATAAAATGCAGGTATGGTTCACCTGTCATCATTCGTAATTCAAGAATCATCTGCCATAGATGTTTTGCAGATACAACTTCTCTTACTTCTTTTGTTTTGGGGTCAATCAGTGGCCAGTCATCACTCATATTTGGATCTAACATGCAATTTTCAACAATCTGCATAAAGTCATCAGTGATATTGATTGCATGGTGAAGATTCAAACATCTTAGATTTTGATCTCCAGTTGGTTTACGCATTTCTAAGAATGGAATAATATCTGGATGGGAAACATCAAGATAAGCAGCATAAGAACCACGACGAGTCCTACCTTGACGATACGCCAAAGATGAAGCATCGTAAATTTTGAGATGAGGCATAACTCCAGTAGATTTATCATCCGCCGAACGTATACCAAAACCAATCCCAACACCACCGCCGAGCATAGAAAGCCAATTAGTTTCTGAAAGATTGTCAACTAGTCCCTCCGCAGTATCTTCAATGTAATTAAGGAAACAGGATATAGGCATACCTCTCTTACTACGACCAAAAGACAATATAGGGGTAGAATAAGAAAGCCAATGCTTACTGCTATAGGTGTAAAGGCGCTGTGAATGCTCGATATTACTTCCAAATGCTTTAGATACAAATGCAAATCTCTCTTGAGGTGATGTTTCCTCATCACGCATGTATGATTCTTTAAGTCGTTTGATTCCGAGTTCATCGAATAATTTATCTCTTTCCAAGTCTATAGTAATGCCTAGGTATTCCATATGCTTCCTTATTATTTTGTAACAAATTCTCTAATCATCGGAAAGATTGGTTCAATAGCATCAGCACATGCCAAAGCAATTTCACGAT